GCGCGCTGGGAATAGGAGGAAGAGACGCTCTCGATGCTGGTGTCGACGAGCCGGGAGTATTTCCCGGCGATCGTCCGGCACATGAGCGCGCCCGCGTTGTAGATGTCATCCGATGTCTGGGAGAGCGCGAAGGCGATCTCCTCGTCGCTTACTTGCTGATCGGTGGTGTCGGTGTCACCTACGAGGAGGCGCACGGCGTCGCGCCGCGTCGCCGAGGTCGTTGTGCCGGGCGCTCCCCCGTAGGTCCACGTCATTCTGCCACCTTTTTCGCTCGAGCCTTCTTGGCCGGTGCGGGATCAGGAACGTCCTCGGCGAGCTTCTCGCCGAGACCTTTGTCTGTGAGGTCGATTTGAGGGTTTCCGGGCGCGTAATGGCGGACCTTACCCGCCCGGAATAGGAGCTCGACCTTCTCTGCGGCAATCCCGAGGGCTTGCCAATCGAACGCCGCGCCTCTGTTGAACCGCCGTCCGTGAGCCACGAACGAGCGGAACGCAAAGAGCGGGTCCGACTTCTGGAAAGATCTCTGCTCGACTTTCATCATGCGACGATCGCGTCCCAGAAGAAGCCCAGAGCCGAGGAGACGAGCTTGTGGTCGTAGTGCGCGCGAGCGCGGACGACGTCAGTGTCTTCCTCGTCGCGACGCTTGGTGTCGACGACGAAGCCATACTCGTTCGTGCCGCCGAGGTAACCGGCCCACGAGAAGGTATAGCCTGCGGCCGGGGTCATGATGCCCGGGCTCGGCGGACGGTAGGTCAGGAGGCACTTCTTGCCCAGAATGAACGAGTGAGCGGCGGTGTCGCCCTCTGCTGCGGTGTTCTGGATTGCTTCGCCGACCATGACCTCGTCGACCTCGAAGATCTGCGCGAGCAGGTTCAAGGAGGCGATCGAGGGCTGGGAGGTGGTCGCGCCGCCGTTGATGCGGCCCTGCACGTCCGGGTGATCGATCAGCGCCGAGTAAACTTGACGGCCCATGACCATCACGTTCGGCTTGATGCCGGTCGAGCCGAGGATCGTGTCGATCCCGGTGCGAACGTTGCCGATCGGGTCGCCCGAGGTGGTGTCAGACCACTTGATGACCTGCCCGGACGACGGAGAGGAAGCGACGCCGGTGATGTCGGTGCCCCAGAGGCCGGTCGTGAAGAACGACGACGAGAAGTCGACTTCCTTGTTAATCAGCATCTGGTGCGTCGCCAGCTCGGCGGCTGCGCGCGAAGGATCTGCGGCCGGATCTGCGTTGGCGCGGACCTGATCGGGGATCGGGATCGCGACGCCGTATTCTTCGCAGAAGTAGCTGTCGTTCGAGAGGGCATAGCCCACCTCGGCGACGCGAGCACCGGCTGCGCGCTTCTTAGCGCCGTTGCGGTTGAAGTAGGAGCGGTCGAACGTGAAGTATTTGTCCGACTGCTTCTGAACCGGGACGTTCTGGAAAACGCGCGAGGCGATGAAGCCTTGCGGGTTTTGCAGCATCGCCACGGAGATGTTGGTAAGGGCTGCGTCAATATGGAACGAGCCGACGGTGGGTTGCGTCATGATCTAAATCCCCTGCCTTATGCTGCTGCGCCGCGCGGCTGGAACAGGATCTCGATGATCCGTCCGGCTGCGCCGGTTTCGAGAGCCACGCCGAGGATGATGTCCCCGGATGCGGCGTTGACTGCGGTGCCGCTCGCGTCCGAGGCCACGGGACCGCCACGGGTGACGACGCCACCGCAAACGACCTTGACCTTGCCAGCGATCGCCACGAGCGCGGCGCGCCCGGCGGCGGCGGGAGCGTCTTGCAGGACGCCGTCCGCATCGAGCCCGTCACCGGTGGGGTCGATCTGACCATCCGACGCGACGGATACGAAATAGAACTGCTTCGTCGAGAGGTCCGCACCGGCCTCCAGAGTGACGCAGAGCATGTTGTCTTGAGTTGCCATCTGTGGGCCTCCTTACTGCACGTTGCGCTTGGCAAAGAGCTCCGCGCCGCGTCCGGTCTTGGTCACCTCGGCGAACGCCTTGGCGAACGTGACCTTCTTGTCGGCGGCGTAGTCTTCGGCCATCTTGTTGAGCTCGGTCATGGTGTCGGTCTCTTGCGGAGCGACGGTGCCGAACTCGCGGGTCAGCTTCGAGGCGACGGAGTTCGCGCCTTTCAGCATGGCATGAGCAGCCTTGCGAACGGCCTCGTCCGCGATCGCATCGATCGCCTTGAGGACCGCGCCCTTGGTCGCTGCGTCGCCTGCGAGGTGCGGGATCTCGGCGCTCACGCGCTTCGTCAGCTCCTCGGCGGCGAGGCGCTTGTTGACCTCGGCCAGCTCGTCGGCCTGCTTGGCGATCACCGAGAGAACGCTCGCAGGGAGCACGCTCTTGAGGACCATCTCGCCGCCGACCTCGATGTAGTCTTCGGGCTTGCGCTTTTCGACGGTCACGGCGTCGTCGGCGATCTGCACGACGAAGCCTTCGCCTTCAAGCGACTTTGCAAGCGCTTCGACGGAAGCCGAGAGACGCTTGTTCGCGGCCTCGAGATCCTCGAGGCGCTTCTCTTGATCGGACATCGAGTTGTCTCCTTTGTCCAGATCGCCGGTCGGTCCGGCCCCCTTGTTGCGCCTCATACGCGCAACTTGCTCGCGGGCTTCGTCCTCGGACATCCCCCCCTCGATCAATTCTTTGATTTTCATCTCGTCCGGCGCGCTGTCGCGCTTAAACATGACGACGCGCGCTGCGGGGTTGGCGGGCTCGTCGACGAGCGAGAGCTCGATCAGTTCGAGGTCCGTGACGTTAAACGGCATTTCTTTTCCCCATGCCCCCGATGCTAAAGGCTGCGAGCTCTCCGCTCTTAACCCTATTCCATACATCATCGTCGTGCACTTTCATAGCCACGACCCATCCTTCGAGTGCAGAATGTATGCCGAGCGCCTCTCCGAGAGCCTTTGTGAGCGGGAATGAGTGGATCACCTCCCCGATCTTGCCCCCTTCGTGCATCGCTTTCGCGGTGCGGACGTCGGTCATGAAATTGTCTGCGGCCTTCGTCATCACCTCGGGCGCGATGATGTCGCCCTGCCGGTCGACCATTGGCTTGCCATCGATCGAGACGACCGAAGCCCAGCCCCAGACGATCCGCGCCTCGTCGTCCATCTTGATGATCTTGGCTGCGCGCTTTTCGACCCGCGCCTCGAGGATCGCGCCGATCGCGGCCTCGATCACGGTCTCGATCAGATCCTCGGTCGGATCTTCGATCTCGGCCTGCTCCGGGTCGAGGCTCGCAGGCATGACCATCCCGGCCTCGCCGACCATCTCGAGGTAATCCTCGTGGGTCGCGCCCGGCATGTAGAACGCCTGTCCGTCCGGCCCTTCGGTCATATGCGCGACGAGCCCGAGCCCGAGCTGGTGCGCGCGCTGCACGGCCTCGATCGGCGTCGTGAAGACGTCGTCCGAGATCTGCCGCTTTCCGATATGTTCCATCTTCGTCATCTCCGATACTGAGGTTCCGCTTTCCCACATCCGGCACGACCAGTATCGAGCCGAGGTCTTGTCCGTCGCGGTGTCGCACGAGTGCCGCGCGCGGAAATTGGCGCGGGCTTCGGGGTCGTCCCGGCGGATCTCCATCTTCGGATCCCCGAACGTGACCCGGCGCACGCGCTCGCCGTCCTTGACGTAGACCCCGAACTTCTTGGTCGCGCCGCGCGGGAGCCGGAAGGGCTTGTCGAGCTCGACGTCGCGGCCCTCATACTGCGCCTTCTCGATGTAGACCCCGTCCTCGCCCTTCTTGTAGCCCGCGCTCTCGATCGCCGCATAGGCCGCGCCGAACGCCCGGCCCTCTTGATAGCCGCTGTCCATGCTCTCGTTGAAGACGCGCCGCCAGATCGAGCGCGCCTTGTCCGATGTCAGGACGCGCTTCACCGCGCCCGGAAGATCGTCGTTCGTCGCGTAGGGCATTGTCAGATCCTTCTCATGGTGGACGCGGGAGGACAGAAAAACGAGGAGGGCTCAAAAACGGCCAGAACCTCCGAGGGGTGACCCTGCGATAGCAGGGCTCCCCTTGGGGTTCCACCCGGAGATCCAGAGTGAGGAGAGGACAGGAGAATACTATAGGGAAACCTGTCCTCTACTCCGACTTTTTTGGCGCGATCAATCTGCATCTTCGAGCCACCCGTAGAAGCCGCCGGTGACCGTCGCGGCCTTGTCCGTCGTGGCGCGCAGAGCGACGATCTCGCCCGCTGGGACCGCGTAGAGCGCGCCGTCCGAGAGGATCACCGAGCTGTCTTGCAGCGCGATCGTCCCCTGAGTGATAAGTAGCCCGGCGTCGGCGAAGCTCTCGTTGTTGATGCGGGACGCGACGACATCGATCGTCACGCCCGCCGCCGATGTTCCCGAGTGCGCTCCGGCGTAGAGCGTATGGATTATCAGCCGCTTGCCTGCCGGGACGCGATAGGCGGAGCTGCGCGTCGTCCGGGATCCGGCGGAGATGAACTTGTATCGCGTGCCCCCGTTCGTCACGGTGAGATTACCGGCGAACGCCTTCCCTGACCCGTAGGTTTGCAGATGGATCTCCCCGACCCACCTAATATTCGTCGCGGTCGTCAGGACCGGCGTCGTGCCGTTGAGCGTGATCGTCTCCCTCTGCGGCATCAGATCCGCGTCGAGGTAGTTCAGGACGATCGAGCGGATCCCGGTTCCGGCGGCGCTGTCCTGCGCGCTGGTCGATACGATCGACATCTGCAAGCCCGCCGCCGGTGCGACGGACGGATCCTTGATCGTCGAGCCCTCGAGGATCAGGACGTTGGTCGCCGCGCCTGTGGTCACCAGATGTCCGTCGATAACGACAGGATAAGCCCCGTCGACGCGCCCGCGCGTGATCTCGAGCTGCTGATCGAACAGGAGCCGCCAGATCCGCTGCGACCAATCTCGCACCGGCTTGAGCGTCTTGGTGTAACCGACTGTCGTCATAGCAGGTAAACCACTTGCGCGTCGTCGGCTGCGACGATCGCCTCGAATATATACATCTCGACCAGCTCCTTGTCGTCTTCGGTGTATTGCGTGAGGAGGCGCTCGGCCAGCGCCTCGCGCTCACGCGGAGGAGCGGCAAATACTTGAGCCGAGAGTTCTTCGTAGGTCATCGCGTCACCTTTCTGTCCAGCCTGCGGTAGATCTTGAGCAGCTCGGGGTGGATCCGGAAATGCTCGCTTTCAGGCATCCCCATGTAGATCGCGAAGGTCTCCGCGATGTATTCCTTGTCGTTCGTGCCGCCGTAGACCGAGAGGAGATACTGCCACCCAGTTCTGAGCGGCGTCGATGTCCGCAGGAACTCGTTGATCTCTGCACCGATACGCGCGTCGGTGAGGTGGATGACGTGCCCATATTCATGGAAGACCGTCGCTCTGGTCGCGAACTCGTTGCTCTCCGAGGTGCTGTCGACCGTCCAGTTATAAGTCGCTCCTCCCCCCTGATCCATCTGCGCGACGCGGACGCGGACCTCGGGGTCGATGTTTGGCCCGCGAACGGGTTGCCCTTGGAACTGGATCGAGGTCTCCGGCGGGTTCAGAGCCGCGTCTCGCCTTGACTTGTAGGTCGCCGCGTTTCTCCTTGCGATGACCGATATTTTCTCCGCGCCCTGCCCGAAGCCCGTCGCCGGGATATGAAACAGCCCTTTGTTTCCAGTCGCGGCGTCGGTGATCGTCGAGTAGATCGCCGCAAGCGCGCCCTTCGGCCCCCGGACCCGCGAATAGAAGCGCGTGACGTTCCCGAAGCCCGCGAGCGGCTTGAGGCCGAACCGCTCGACGACCGCCTGCATGGCCGGAAGTGCCACGTTGAGCGCCGAGAGCGTCGTCCCCTTGAGATCCGCGCGGCCTGCGATCCCGCTCGTTTTCACGAACTCCTCGATCTGCTCGAGGGTCTTGAGTGGCTTATAGCTCTCATATGCGAACGCGGGCTCCGGTTCCCCCCGCCGCTCCTCGGTCATCGCCGGGAGCGGGCGAGCAGCGACCGGAGGAAGCGGCGGGGGCGGCGCAGCCACGACCCCCGGGGAGGTAGACGGGAGCAGACCGCGATCGATGATGCGCGCGAAGACCGCGCACCGGCATTGGATAGTATTCGCGGCGAGCGCGCTCGGGTCGCCGGGATAGAGGATCGGCCCGAGAGGGCTCGCGAAGGTCTCGTTCTG